AGATATTCCTATTGTCGGCTCTGCGCCGCCGAGAATACGCAGGAATATAGGGCGAGGCTATCCTCAGAGGAGCGCGAGCAAATTAAAATCGTCTCCCGAGAACGAATGTCGGAAATTCGGAATGATTATCGAGAGCGGTTGAACTCTTTGAAATCCGAGCGTCCCTGCTATGACTGTGGCTCGATTTTTCCTCCGTCTGCGATGGAGTTTGACCATCTCCGAGACAAGTCCTTTGAACTCACCAAAGGCTATAAATATTCGTGGGATGACGTTCGTAAAGAAATCGACAAGTGCCAATTGGTTTGTGCCAATTGTCACCGGGTCCGAACGGATGCCCGCAGGGAAAAACTATGCTGACCGAGAATACCCAAGTGCCCGAGTGGGTGAAGGTAAAAACCGCCGCAGTCATCGGCGTCACGGTTCCGTGGCTTACGGAATTTTTCGACAAAGCCGGCCCGCTACTCGACGGGCTAATCAAAATCGGGCAGTTTGGTGTCGCCGCCGTCACGATTCTCTATATCTGGGCGAAGTGGCGCAAGACTCGAAAATCAGAATGAAAAGTTTACCCCTCATCCTTTTAATTGCAGCAATTTCCGGCTGCTCCTTTGCGCCGCTGAAACCCGGGCGCGTTTCTTACAAATCCCCGGACGGAACAACCGTCACTACGAAACAGTCGCAGAATCCGAAGACAGGGACTACGCAGGTTTACAAACGAACGCAGGAGACCAAAGATGGAAAAACGACCGAAGAAATCAACACGGTCCTCGGCGCTGCTCAGAAAGACACGGGGCGCGAAGTTGCCGCCAAGCTTTCGTCTTTGCGCGGGGTGTCGTGGATTGGCGTGCTGGTGTTCCTGTTCGGCGCGGCCAGCTTTGTCTATCCTCCGCTGAAACTTCTCGTCGGAGCCAGCGTGACGACCAGTGCGGTGATTACTCTCGCGGGCCTTGCGTTGATTGTGCTCCCGACGCTGATTGTCGGAAACGAGCTTTTGATTCTCGGCGCATGCATCGGTGCCGCCGTGCTGTATTGGTTTGCGAATCGCCACGGGAAACTCCGTGGATTCGTCGATGCGAACAAAGACGGAATCGACGATTCCAAGCAATAATATGTCTTGCCAAAATTGCGGATGTGCGAACTGCGGCCCCGGCCTGTGTCAGGATTGCATCAACGGGAATCGCGGCACCGGTAATTGCAACCCGTGCAACGCCTGCCCGGAGAACACGGTCGATTGCGAGACGCTACCGAGCGCGCTCGATAACTTCACGCGCCAGTTTTTCGGCAGCATCGAAAGGGTCGTCATCGACGGAGAAATCCGCTGGGCGCTCCCGTGCGATTTGGACGTTGGCCTGCCGGGCAATCCACGCCTCGACGGCGAAGGGCTCGCGTGCTATTTCCTGCGCCTGTTCAATGACGGAATCATCGGCCAGATGGGGCCCGTCGGTCCGACAGGTCCCGCCGGGACGAACGGGCGAAACGCCTACGCGGTTATCACCTCCGCGTTCAACGCTCCTTCCGATGACAATCCGACTTCTCAGTTCACCATAATCCCGACCCCGGTCGTCTCCGTCGGCCAGACCGTTTTCATCACGACCCTCGGGTGGGTCCGCATCACGGATATCCTCGACAACACGACCGTCTTTACAACGCTCGTGGAATTGATTCCGTCGCCGAGTGCGGTGATTTTGCCCGGCTCTCTCGTGCTACCGACCGGCCCGCGCGGGCTGTCGATTACGGGCCCGCAGGGCGAGCAAGGTCTCAAAGGCGACAAGGGAGACCAAGGCGTCCCCGGGGATACCGGCGCTGCCGGCGCGACAGGTGCGGCTGGTCCCGCAGGTTCGGCCGCGACGAATTCCAACGGAGCCGTCACTGGCGGCACCACGGATTACGCGATGACCACCATTTATCAAAGGATTGATTTTGGGACGACGGATTTGCAGCTTACGTTGCCGACGGCAGGAACCTACTTTGTTCTTTTTGACCTCGGTGGAGTCAACAACTCCGGGGCTACCCGACGGTGGACCTTCAAGCTGCATAACGAAACGCAAGCAGCGGATATCGACAAGACCGAGACGAACAACGTGATAAATCAGGATTCGTCTTCTGACCGCTTCGCGCACTTCATCATCACCGGGTTAGTGACGACCAGCGCGGACGGCGAAGTGATTTCGATTCATGGGCAGTCCTCCGCGAACGACACGACCCAAGAGATTTCTTATATCGAGTCGAAGGCACTGTTCATCAAGTTGGCATGACGCCCTATCCGATAATCCGCGACATCAACGGAGAATTCTCCGACTGTTGCTGCCCGCCGAAGGCCGGCATCAAAGAGGCGCATCGGATTCGGCACGAGTTACCGCCGCAACGGTTTTTGAACAACGACCCGCAGATTTTGCAGGACGAGTTCGGCGCTCCGATTTTGGACGAGCTAACGGCCGGATTCATCTACGACGACTGGCGTAATTTTTAAGTATGGCAAAAGTTTCTGAATATCCAGAAGTAACGCAGCCCCACCCCGATGGATTTTTGTTCATCGCGGAGTTGCAGGAGGACGGCAGTTACATCACCAAGAAGGTCCGGCCCGACGTTGTTGGCGCAATTGGCCCTGTCGGCCCGCAGGGGATTCAAGGGCCTCCGGGAGCCTCGGGCGACGGTGCCCCCGGTCCCGCAGGGGCAGATGGAGCGCCGGGCGCGCAGGGTCCGCAGGGCATTCAAGGTATCCAAGGCCCCCCGGGTGCGAACGGCACGAACGGGACCAATGGCACGAACGGGACCAATGGCACGAACGGGACCAATGGCACCAACGGCACTAACGGCACCGACGGGTCGAACCGCGACGGAATCGCGTGGGAGTTCTTCGACGATTACGCGGCGGGGTCAATTTCCAGCTTTAATCAAGGGTTCGGATGGTCAGCCGCCGGAAACGGAACTGCGGCGACTATTGTGTCGCGCAACATCCCGAACAGCAAAACCGAGAACCGGCTCTCCCTCGCAACGAACGGGGAATACGCAAGGACGCCTTATTTCGGCGGGGAGTGGCACAAGATTCGCATCGTGCTAATGTTCCGGGCCACGGGAGCCGCGACGTTCAACCCCAATTTTCGGTTTGGTCTGTGTAATACCAATTCTCTCGCGACCTCCGTCGGCAGTGCGACTTGCACGAACTTCATCGGGTTTTCTCTGGACTCCGGCACGTATACGTGGACGCACAATGCTGGCGTGGTCCGCAACTGGTATTCCCAAGGCATCGGGACGAACATGGCGGACAAGCGCGTCAACACCATCACCACGCACGGCGGCGGCGTTGGTTCGGACGGTCGGCACTGGGGCTCCCAAGAGGACAGCCGGACGGTCTGGGTCGTGGAAATCACCCGCCCCGTTTTTGCGACCTCTGCAACCTCAGTTACCTACTCTTTTGTTTGGCGCTCCACCAGCACGAACAACGCAGAATTTTCCGTGTCCAAGGATGCGCTGATTCGATTACTGGAGGGCGACGTGGGGAACCAAGACATTGTCAATATCACCGGGACCGACGCAGGCGCGGTCACTGGAAGCTTTAGCTTCGACGAAAGCACCGGGGCCTTCGACACCTTGAATATTTTCTGGGGCTCGACTCCCAATCTAGAACTCTCCGCCATCGGCGTCCGAAAAATCTACTAATCTATGCCCAAGAAATCTCAACCCAAGTATCCCATCGACCTCGGGAAAACCCCGAAGGACCTCGACCTCCCGATGCCGGTCGGCGGTGAAGTTCCGAAGACAATCTACCCCTCGCTGTATCTCGAATGGGAGAAGCCCTACGGCTTTCCTGACGAGGGCACGATGACCGTGCGGTTCAAGAAACGCTCCGAGGAGAACCGCAAGACTGGGGACAAAACTATTCAAAAAGTTGAACTCGATATCCACGAAATTCTCGACACCAAGGCGACGAAGGAGGATACCGACGAGTCCGAGGAGGATTCCGGCGACATTCTCGATAAGGAGATGAAGAAAGTCACGGCGAAGAAATCCAAAGTCGTAGTTGAAGAAGATGACGGGGAGGATTATTAATGATTATCGCGGAGGAAGTGTGGGACAGCGCCAAGGAAATCTTTGGCCATTGTCACGAGCCGAAGCTGTTCCGACAGCTAACGGACTCTATTGAACTGCTGACGACCTCCGGCGATATCGACCCGCTCGTGGGCGTGGTGGATATTTGCGTGGACGGGAACTGCGTCACGCTCCCGCGCGAAATCGAGACCCCGCTCGGAGTGAACATCTGCGGCCGGCCAGCACACGGGCGAGACATCCTTTTTCAGTTCCATCTCAACGGACCCGGCTCCCGGGATTGCAGTTGCAGTTGGACTTGGGCGGACGCTGGAACGCACCCGACTTACAAGGACCTCAAGTGCCCAGCCAAGCTGATTGCTTTTGTGGATGACGAGCGAGACGCCGGAAAGTTGCTCCGGGTTTTCGGCTTCGACACGCAGGGCAGGCCGTTGCAAACGCTCGTTGGCGACATCGTCGAACCCGGCTTGCGAGTCCCTACCATTTTCAACTACGCGCTCCCGTCGGCGAACGACCCGATGGTTGCGCGTATTACGGGTGTCGTCAAGGACCCTACTATTTCAACCCTTCGGCTTTCGAGCTTCGACAGCTCAACGTCTACCGGGACTCTTCTCGGCGTTTACGAGCCGGATGAAACGAAGCCACAATATCGGCGCATCAAAATCAACCGCCCCGGAACGTGGGTTCGGCTGGTCTACCGAAAGCGGACGTATGAAATTACGTCCATTCACGACCGGATTCTCCTCCACTCCCGCCCCGCGTTGCTTCTCGCGATGCGAGCGCTCAAGTGGTATCAGGACGGTGACCTCGCGAACGGCAACGCATACGAAGCGAACGCCGTGCGCCTGATTACTCAAAAACAATGGACGCTGGACCCCCCGATGGGGAGTCCCTTGCAGGTCGATGACCGCAACAGCATCTCGAATAAGTGCGATTATCTTGATTAAGTGAGTTCTCCACAGCTCAACCAAGTTCCATTCCGCCGCGCCGACGGGGATACTTCTTTCCTGCCCGGGATGAACAGCAACGCGCACCCGTCGCAATTACAGCCCGGGCAATACGCGCGCTCCATGAACACGGTGAATCGCGGCGGCATCGTGCAGTGCCGGCCCGGGCGTCGGTGCAAGTTTGTTTGCCCGCCGGGAAATTTTCAGGGCAGCGAGTGGTTCGTCCCCCGTCAGGGGACCCGCGTAATTTTGTTTGCGGTTGAGGGGTTGATTTACATCTCCGAATCTCCGTTTACCAGCTACCGACAAATCCCGGGCGTCTCGTTTCTGCCGAGTGCTAGGGAAGTCTTTTTCAAGCAGGTTCAGCAATCGGTTGAGCGTAATCCCGACGGCTCGTTGACTCTGATTGACGCCCGCGAGCTGATGGTGATTCAGGACGGGGGGTTTACTCCTCCCGCCGTTTTCGACGGCACGACTGCGGAGCACCAACGCGGCGCAGGGGCGATTCCTCTCGGCGGGCCGATGGAATGGGTTGGAGACCGGCTGTGGGTCGGGCGGGATATTTTCCTTTTCGCTTCCGACATTGCGAACCCAGTCTCCTTCACCGAAGACATTTATTTCGCGACCGTGCGTGCGTTCACGCTCCCGGGACCCATCACGGCGTTACATAAAACGACGAACCCCACGTCGCCGCAATTACTGGTCTACACCGACCACACCACCTCTCTTTTTCTCGCCTCAATTCGTGACCGTGCCCAGTGGCCGACGACCCGGGATTTTCAGCAAGTCGTTCTTTCCAGCATCGGATGCACCTCGAATCGGTCCGTGCAGGCGCATTACGGGATGTTGTGGTGGTGGTCTGAGTTTGGGCTCGTTTCGTTCGACGCAGCCGGGCTTAATTTCATCACCGCATCCCTTCCGTATCGTGATTCCGACATGAATGACAGCAAGGGCCAGCTCTCCGAAGACCTCGGCGGCGTCGCTATAGCGTCTGTGGAAAACTACCTTCTCGTCAGCGTTCCGCACTCGGATATTTACAACCGGCATACGTGGGTGATGGATACCGGGGCGTATCAAACCCTGAATGCGATGGCTCCGCCGGCTTGGAACAGCTTTTGGACGGGCACGAGGCCGATTACTTGGCTGGTTGGTCAGGTGAACGACACCAACGCGGTCTTTGCATTTTCTCAAGATTACGACGGGCTGGTTCGTCTGTGGGAGGAGTTCACTCCCGACCGCCTCGATGACGGGTGCCACATTACGTGGTATCTCGAAACCCGGGCTTACTTTAATCAGGACCCTACCGTCAAAAAGCAGTTTCGTTTCGCCAAGGTTTTCATGAGCGAGCTGCTCGGCACCATCGACGTTGCTGTGTTCTGGGCAGGTGGGCAGCGGGGTCGCTACAAGCGCATCCTCACCAAGCGAATCAATGCGACGGCGGGGATGTTGCGCGCACTCGACGTGATTACGGCTGACGACATTCTCTACGCGTTGAAAAAGCAATCGCGAGAGTTGAAGACCCAAGACGCGAAAGAAATCTGGACGAACGAGACGCTGACTTCCTGCGGGGTGGAGGATGCCAAGGCCGAATTCATGGACGAGTCCTTCCAGCTTTTGATTGTGGTCTCCGGCCCCGGCGCGGTGAACGCAGTGCTGACTTATACCGACCCGGTAGAGGGAGAAAAGCTCGGCGGTGCGTGCGAGGAAGACGAAGCTGAACAAAAGCTCGTTCGATTCGACGGCGCGGGGGATTCCTCGTTGGAGTTTCTCGAAGCCGCCGACCGTCTTGCTGCTGAGATTGAAATTTTCCGGTCGAACCAATCCGTCACGCTGACGCAGGACGGATTTATCGAGACCGGCATCGGGGAAGCCGAGAGCACGATTTCGCAAGCAACCGCTGACAAGGTTGCGATGCGCATCGCGACGAGGAAAGCCGCGAAACGGCTTGAGGAAGAGCTGCCGGCTATCGTCAGCCTGCCGGAGGGAGCGCTGTGAGAGAATTTGCTAGTTTCGTCGGCGTCACTCGTCGCGCGTTGTCGATTAACTACTTCTCGCCGCTGGTGTGCGAGATGTTCGCGTCGAGTTCCGGCTCGGGCGGCGCAATTTCCGCCACGCTGGAGGTTGAGCAGACGAACCGACTCGCCGGCCCGGAGACGATTTTCATGGACGGGAATTTCCTGTCGTGGAGCACGCGCTCGTATATCGACGCGTTCGTGGTGTATTACGCAACGGCAGAGGGCGGACCGTTTTCGTTACTGACGGCGAACTTGGTTGACCCGCACTTTGATGTTTTTTCTTCCTTGACACCGGGCGAATATTGGTTTAAAGTAACAGGTTTAGAGCCGGACTACGGAGAAACGTTTCCTTCTCCCCTAATCGGGCCCGTTACAATACCATGAATGTAAATCCAATCAATCCGAACTGCACAAAATGCGGCGTGACGAAAACCGACGAGAATACTTATCGGTATCCTGTAAGCTCGGCCAAGAAATCCATGCGGGGGAAATTATCTTCCACTTGCCGAAAGTGTCAGTGTAAGAGAACCTCAAAATGGAATCAAGACAACCGAGAAAAATATCTGGCGGGAATAAACCGGCGAGAAGAGCGGTTTTATCGACTGATTCATTTCATTAAAGCCGAACGTCCTTGCTATGATTGCGGCGGAATGTTTCCCCCCGAGTGCATGGATTTCGACCACCTAAGGGATAAGAAATTTACCATCGGTCAGGCGACTTGCCGACCATTGGAGGAGCTACGCCAAGAAATTGATAAGTGCCAGTTGGTTTGCTCTAATTGTCACAGAGTCCGAACAAAAAACCGCAATGCAGATAAGCGCATTGCAGAGAAAGTAAATCTAGTATGTCCCTGAACCGCACGAATTTGGTTTTACGAGCTGCCCCGCTCCCCCAAGATTTCCAAGGAACTGTCCAAGAATTTTTCGAGGAGATGGTGCGCCGATTGGCAATCCTGAGTCCCGTCGGAACCAACTTCTTTGTCATCGGCGAAGTGGAGCCCTCTTCTAATGTTGGCCCGTGGTTGAAAAACGGAACGCAGTGGTGGGTATTTAGTGCGTCCGCAGGGCGCTACATTCCGCAGGACATTTCCGCGTCGCAGCTTCCGTTGTTCTTTGCCCAAGATGCGAATCCCGGCACGCCGGGACCGGACGACCCGCTCGTCTGGCTCCGAACCTCGCAAAACCGAATTGTCGGTCTATATGCGTGGGACGGGGCCGAGTGGCAGGCGTCCGCAAACATCACGCACTCCGGCCCGACGGCGAACCGCCCCACCGAACCCGTTGACCTCGAAAATTATTTCGACACGGATATCAACGTGCTGATTCGCTGGGAGCGCGGCACTTGGCGCACGGTTGCAGGTTCACCCGGCGACGTGAAGCACGTCACGCACACTATTTTGACGGAGGCACTCCGGCACAACCCGGGCTGGGACGTGCTCGGGCGAGACGACGAATCGCAGCGCGGCCGATTTCTCGGCATGGCGTCCAAGGACCCCGGCACCAGCCCGGTCTCGGCGTTATCCACGCAGTCCGGCATCTCCGGCAAGGCTGCCGGCGAGCAGTCGGGTTCGCAAAACGTCACGCTGAACTCGCGGCAGGTTGAGCAGCACACGCACGAAATCGGGCACATGTTCGCCAACGCGCCGGACCAGCGTTTTCGGATTCACCGAATCGACGACGGGGACGACATGGAGATTCCCACACCGGTTCCGCCGAATCACTTTCGGTCGAACCCCCAGCAGGGAATCGGCCAAGACATCGCGGGCGACCCAGTAGCGGGCACCGCAGGCAATGGAACCACGGGCGCTACGCTGATTACGGCAAAGCAATACGATAAGGCGGACGCCGAGGCGTATACTACTGCTGCTCAGCCTCACGACAACGAGCCCCAATCGCTCTGGCTCTGGACCCTTTATAAGCTGTAACGGCTTGACTTGGTTCCTGTTTCGGGGACCTTTACTAGATGACGCCGCCCTACATTGTGAAAGATGATTTCCTCCGAGACCCGGGGGCGATTCGAGCCCTAATGCCGGACATGCCTTTTCAGGACATCACGGGGCCGGACGGGCAGTTATATAAGCGCGTCGCCGTCGCCGCCCGATATCTTTTCAAATCCGAAATCGAAGAGTGGGTGGGGGCCCCAATCGAACAGAGATACTCAGTCTTTCGCCTGAATTTCGGCGACGAGAGCCCCAACAGCGCGATTCACTCCGATGCTCAATACGACAAGTGCGCGCTGGTGCTGTATCTCAGCAAGCCGGAGGACTGCTCCGGCGGAACGGCCTTCTGGCGTCACCGCAAGACGGGTTTCACTGCTTGGCCGACCAAGGAAGAAATCCTTCGGCGGGGGAAGAACCCGAAGCGAGTTTGGGAGGGCCTGACAAAAGACTGGGACGATGTTTCGGCGTGGGAGCAAACGCATCTCGCTGAGATGCGGTATAACAGAGCCATCACTTATCCAACCGCCGCGTTCCACTCAAGATTTCCGTTCAAGGCTTTCGGGACGACTCCTGAAAACGGGCGGCTCGTGTTCTGCTCCTTTTTTACCCCATGCACCTAGACCCCATCGAAAAAATTACTCGCGTTAATCTCCGGGACGTTGAAGAGATTGGGCACGCGTTCGCCAAAGAGGTGAACCACCCCGGCGGGTTCAACTACGAAGCGTTCGACAAGTATTGGGGCCCTTTGCTCGATACGGAAATCGGCGCGCTGTTCGTGATTTACCACGAGAACCGGGCGGTTGCGATTTTGGGTTGCGCGTTCGTTCCCGACTGCTTCTCGGGGCTACTGACCGCGAGCGAGTCCTTTTGGTATGTGCTGCCGGAGTATCGCGGCGCGAAGTTAGCTGGGAAACTTTTCGATGCGTTTGAGGCGGAGGCAGCGTTGCGGGGCTGTAAGAAAATTCTTATGGCGAGGCTGGAAACTCCGCAGATAGAATTGCTGGACGGAATTTACCTGCGACGTGGCTACCGACCGGTAGAGAAAACTTTTGGTAAAGAAATTTAATATGGGAGGTATACCTTGGCGGTCATAACGACAGCAGCGGTCATTGCAGTGGGTGCGGCGGGTGCCGCATACGCGCAAAAACGTGCATCCGACAAAGCCGCGTCGGCTCAAAAGAAAGCTATCGGCAGGCAAGAGGAGCTGTTGCGCCGGAAGCTGGACCCCGGCGCTCTCAATCGCCTCGCGATTCAATTCGACGAGGAACGCGCTCGCAATCGTCTCGACCTCCAAAAGGAAATCGACCCGGAGATTGCAGACTTGCGTCAATACAGCAAGGAGCAATTGCTCAAGCTCGCGCGGCAGCCGGTGGAATCCCGGCAGACCAGTCAAGTCGCGAATCAGCTTTTCAAGGAAAGCATCGCGCCGGATGAACGGATGGAGAGGCTCAAGAGTTCTATCATCCAGCGGGCCCAAGAAGATTTCGACGCAGGCGCGTCACTGCCTCCCGAATTTCAGGCGGAGCTTGTTCGCTCTGGTCTTACCACCGGCGCTCAGGCGGGCATCGGCACGGGGGAGCGCGCAATCGGCGGAACGACCGCACGACTTCTCGGCGGAGCGGGTCTCGCCCTCAAGTCGCAACGTGCGCAGGAAGGCGCGGCACTCGCCAGCACGGCGGACGCGCTCGCGCGTAGCCGGCAGACTTTGCTGGCCAACATTTTCCCATCCGTCGCTGCAAAAGAAGCGGCGGAAATTCAGCGTGCCGGCGCGGGGTTACAGCTTTCCGAGGCTTTGCTGCCTGAGAGCGGGCTCTCCGGGTTGCAGGCAACCGATATCGAAATCGCGCGCACCAAGGGCAAGGCGAACCTGCTCGGCCAACGCGGGCAAGTTGCGGCCGGACAAGCGGCGGCGCAGGGACAATTTACGGCTAGCCTCATCGGCGCGGGCACGGGGCTTGCGACGGCTGGAATCGGTTCGATGGCGACTCCCGCTGTCGGCAGCGTCGGAGCAGGCGGCGGAACAGTTGGCGCAGTTGGCGGGGCCGGCGGAATGCAGGCAGGATACCAACTCGGGCAGCAACCGCTCATCGACTACACTCGACTTTCGCAAAGCATTTTGCAGAACCCGCAGTATTCTCAATACGGGGTTCGATATTAATATATGGCTTTAGCATCCGACAGAGCGGGCGGGTTAAATACCCAAAACATCGCAGCAATCGGCGAGGGCAACATCACGCCGGCTGTTGGCGATTTGATGCAGGCATTCCGTCAAGGTTTCTTGACGGTGGACGACTTCACTCGTCGAGGTCTTTCCTTGCCCGTCGAGGCAGAAGCGCAAAAACAGAATCTCGAAGACCTCCGCAATATCCGCCCACTCGCGCGGCGAGCACAGACCGGAGCACTCGAAAATGAAATCAATATTCAACCTCGACGACAAGCCCTCGCTGTTGGACAGACCGAAGCTGCCATCCGTGCGCTTCCTACCGAAGCGGAATCAGCAGCCTCCGATTTGCAGCGTGCAAAAGCTGCTGAAATCACTACAGGACTCGCCAGCCCGGATGTTGACACGCGATTGCGAACCGTCGCGCAGCTCACGACTGACCAAATCCTCGACGCGTGGACAGCCGCAAACGGAGCCCCTCCGCCGGAGCGCCTCACCGTCACCGACCCGGAGGCGGCTACGAATACTCCTGCTCCGATTGATGAATGGTTTCTTAATCAAGGCGGTCAACATCCTGCCGGCACTAACGCGGCTGACAACCTGAACCGCCCCGAGGTGCAGGCGGCGTATCAGCGATACGTGAACGAGGTCAAGTCCCGGCCGTTGACGATTTTCAAAGGCACGCCGGAATATTTTAACCGGCTGAAACAGGACGTAACTGACTTGGCGCGTAATCAGGCTATCGAGGCGGCGCGCATCAAGGCGATTCCCGGCGTGATTGAAGCGCAGGCGAAACAAGCTGGCGAGGCCGGAGCGAAACTAGAGTCTGAGGTTCGCGTAACGAATTCTGCATACGGCACAAAACAAGAAATCCAAGATTTACGAAAAGTTCAGTCTGCGTTTTTCAAATTATCAAACGTGCTAGACCCGAATAAGCCAAGCACGCCACAAAACGACCAAGCAGCAATTTTTAGCTGGCTCAAGATTTTGGACCCCGGGTCTACAGTTCGTGAGGGGGAGTATGCTACTTCTGAAAACGCGAGGGGCGTCCCAGAAACAATTCGTAATTATTGGAACAAAGTCGTCAAGGGATTGAGGCTAACCCCCGAACAACGCATTAAATTGGCGGAGGCGTCGGAAGAGGTTTACCTCGGACAGGTTCAATCTGCAATCCCTACCATCGAACAGTTTGTTGAAACCGAGAGTCGGTTAGGGGCCCCGGTGGGCTCGATTGTCCCTCAGCAGGACGTAGACCTTATTAACCGCGCGAACAGTAGAACAAGGAAGGCGGGTCCGTCTTCTTCTAATCAACCCGCGACTGGCTCTGTGGCACCACCCTCGGCAGGAACGCAGCGGGTAGTGCAAAATGGAACCACGTATCGTTGGGATGGAAATCGATACGTCCCGGAATAATTCTATGCAGACTTGTCCATACTGCAAAGAGGTTCAGACCGACGAGAATTCAAGCCGTCGGTTGTCTGGCCCATATTCAGGGCATTTTGTTGGGTATTGTCGGGCGTGCAAAAAGGAAAAGGACCGCGTTCGGTATCTGAACAATCGGGAAAAATTACTTGAGCAGACTCGTAGATACGTGGCAAACAATTCAGAGAAGCGGGAGGAGTATGCCACACGTTACCGGAAGGAAAATCGGGAAAAAATCCGGTTGTATTTCCTTAACCGCCGGAGAACCGACCCCGAATATAAGCTGATGCTTCGCCTCCGAAAACGACTCTCACAACTGGTAAACCGGGACAGCCGCGCCTGCTCGGCGAAAAAACTTCTCGGTTGCCCGCTGCCTGAATTCCGGCAGCATATTGAAAAGCAATTTCGTCCCGGCATGTCATGGGAAAACCACGGGCCGGTC